CGGTTCAACGAAAGTACCGTAATCAGCAAGAAGTTCCTTAGCTTCAGAAACCTTCTTAGTAATTGTGAATGTGCCATCTTCGTTCTTAGTGAACGGAATACCATTATGGTTGAGCTTAGCAGTAACACGTAAGTCAGCAACACCATCATTCTTCTTGAAGATTGCAATCTTACCGCTAGAAACAGCTCTAGTCTGACCCTGTTCATTAGCAATATCAAGCTTAGTATAAAGGTCCATAACCTTTTCATTTTCTTCAGCAGTCAATTCGTCGCTTCTTGCAGCAAGTGCATCGATACGGCTCTTGATAAGGTCATAGTTCTTACCACCCTTCTTAAGAGAAGTAATGGAGTTATTAATCTTCTTGATAAGATCTTTAGCATCCAAAGCACTATCATCACGAGAGTGAGTAGTTCTTGCAAGACCTTCAGCAGTCCAACCACCTTTAGGAATACCATCACCAGCATCAAGGCACTGATTAATGTAGTTCAATTCCTTATTCAATTCTGCAACATAAGCCTGGTTTGCAGTTTCTGGCATTGCAGCGAGAACAGTTTCGAAGTTAGCAGCAAGTCTGGTAGCTGCGTCCTGAGAACAACCCTTACTGTTGGCAGACTTAAAGTCATTTTCAACCTTGGATGCACCTTCAGCAACACCAAATTCCTTAGTTTCGCCACCACGACCGACACTCAAAGAAACAGTGCCAGCGTCTTCAAGACCAGCGAAAGAATCAACATACTTACCACGGAAACGTGCCATTTCAGAAAGAATGGAATATGCTTTTGTTCCAGTAGCATTACGTGCTTCCATAGATTCCATAAGGGAATTTACGGCCTTATCGAATGAAGATTCTGTATTCTTAACTGTAAAACCAGTGGATTCGAGAATATATTTAGCTTCGTTTAGTTTCATTTTAAACCCTCTTATTAAAAAATTATTGTTATTTTATATTATTTATAAATTTTTAATTGTAATTAAGGTTATTTATGTTAAACTTCCGAATTTTTGCATATTCTCCAGCGTCTTTATGAGAAATGACATCTACTCTTGTATTATGTGGGTCAATTTCTTCTGGTTTTATTATCTTTATCATGTTCCATTTGGCTAATAAGAATGCAATAGAATTACGTCTATCTATATCTTCCATACTGACATTTCCAAATCCTGGAAAGCCATTTTTAGAACGTGACATTACAAATAATTGCTTAAAATGTGCTAAATAAAAAGTATCGAACTGTTCAATTAAATGACAAGATTGGTAAATCTTTTTCTGTTTCTTATCTACAATACCGATTCTTGTCAAAGTTTCACGTATAATACTAATATCGACAAGTGGTTTTACTTCAAGAAGCTTGTTTGTTGGGTACATATTAATATTCCTCTGGCTTCCATGCGAATTCTTTCAATTCATTAGTAAATAACTGGTTGGCAACAGTTACTGGACTCAATTCTACACCATATTCTACAGAAAAACACTTAATAATGATATCTTTTACTTTTGTATACCTTACAAGGTCACTTTCGGTCAACTTTGCAAAACCGTAACCTGCATAGCCTTTTTGTCTATACAGTTTATCTATTTCTTTTTTAAGTTCGGTAATGTTTAACATTTTACCACCAAAGAATAAAAACTTAACTCCTTTTATTTCTCTGGCAGTCCATATTTCAGGTTTCAACGATTTTACCACGTCGTCTAAAGAAGTATCATTAGATTCCTTTATAATACGCGTAGTCTTCACTTTCTCGTCAGTAGTTTTATTCAATTCCTGTGCGAGATATTCTTTAAAATTTGCCATACATGTTATTTATAATAAAAAAGGTATCTGTAAAGATACCTTTTAGCTAGAATTTATTTAAAATTACTTAATTTTCGGCAAGAAGAACGATGGAGTGAATGGAACTGGAAGTAATATTTCTTCACCACACTTAGGACAGGTAAATTTACCAATCGGCTTTGCAGAGAAAATAAATTCACTCATCTCATTTGTCAATACGCTGAAATCCATACCAGAAATATTGATAATATATTCATAAGCATCATAAAGAGTCATTGTCTTATCATTGACCTTTAAAATATATGTTGCCATTTCAAGAAGTTCTGGGTTAATATCAATAATAATCTGTTGGTCATTCTTTAAACGATTAACAGCAGCATCAGTGCTAATTGTCGGGAACGTGATTGTAATCTTATCGCCGTTTGGAAGTTCAATATATTCAGGAATTTCTTTATCAAGATAAGTAACAACAAGATCTCTTAAAGTAAATTTATAATTACAAATATTATCACAATTAGGACAAGAACCTCTTACTGTAAACGGTAAGTCATTATATGTAATGCTTCTAAGATAGTAAATTAACCAAATCTTATCACCAGTAAGAATCTTATTAGGTTCCATACCCCATACACAAGATGTAATAACACCATTGATAATATTATTTACATTCTGTTCATTTAATGTAGCTAAGTTCTTAATATTTAATGTATTTAATTTCTTAAGATAGATATCATTTGGATAGAATTTACCTCTTGATGGTAATTGATATTTATCTAATAATACCGATCCTTTTGGCGGTTCATTTCTTAATGTTTCCATTAATGAACCTAAATTACCAGCATTAATATTATTCAAATCTAGCTTTTCAGACTTCATATATTCACCTCATTTAATAATAAACTTTTATAATCTATTTATAAAGTATTTTATACTTACACACGTTAAAATATTCCGTTCAGAGAGATCAAGCCTATTTAAGGAAACAGGCAAAACTTCGGATTATATTCCGTCGTCGAATCTGTGGGACTTATTGATAAGCTTACGGGGTGGTCATCCTGTACTCCGGCTACATCTTATCATGCCATGGCGGCTGTATGTATAATTGGCTAGATTATACTTCACTGAACGTTGCATCACCAGTAAAAACCTGGTCATCCGTGGATAAAGAATATTGTTCTCATATTCTTGATGGCTAACCCTCTACCGACAACTACATTGAGTTGAGCTTCGCTCCGAGGAATTAGACTTTAGCATGTCAGGAAGCAATTATAGTAAAAATTTAAAAAATTGTAAAGTAATGTAAACAATATTCTGGTTTTTTATTAGAAATTATGTTTGATATTAGGATTATTCATAATCTTAACACCAATATAACCTTCATTCTTCATTTTCTCAATTGAAACTCTTCTAACTCGGCCACCAGATGATATCCATTCGTCTGTTGCTTTATCTTCATTAGTTCTACCAGAAGATTCAGCAACAAGCATATTACCATTATTATCATAACCTAAGAACATAACAACGTGACCTGAGTTACCTTCCTTAGTTGATGACTTATTAAGAATATCGCCAGGAACAAGACCAGTGTCATAATTTTTACCGACATCTTCAGCGCCTTGTGCAACAAGTTGTCTAACAAGACCACCAGATTTTGCACCAGCATCTCTTTGGTCAATAGTATAACCAACCTGTGTTGCCCATGCAGACATTGCAGCAGAACAGTCCAAACCAATAACAGAACTTAAATCACCATTTTTAGCTTTATGACCATACCAATATTGTTTTTCAGAAAGATCAGCAACAAATTCTTGTAATAAATTTCCATAAGGTAATTTATCAAGTTCACTCTGAATTCTCTTTGCTTCAGTTTTTTCCTCAGCAGTTATATCTTTACGTTCTTCAAAACCCTTACCATAAAGTGCACTTTCACCACCATTTGCCATTGCTATAGCTAAGTAACTAACACCAGTAGCAGCAGCCGCTTCTTTTTCTGCATCTTGAATTGCTTGTGTTTTTGGTGATTTAGCTCTAAGAGCTCTTTCAGGGTCACTACTATTATTACTATCCTTAATAGAAAGATTTATTTCTTCACGTAATAGTTCATTATCATAACTTTGACCATTATTTTCAAAAACTGTTTTAAGCGCATCTTCTTCTTTACCTGATTCTGCTTCAGATAATAAGTTCGTATTAATTTTTGCATCTGAATATTTATCTATAACTTGAGATAATAGTTTTGATTCTTCTTCATTAGCACCATAAAATTCTAATAAAGAATTTTTTTCTGATGAATCAATACCATCGCTTAAATCTACGTCTAATATATCTGCTAATATTTCAAAATCAGTTTTTGGTTTTTCCCCAGATACGCTAATTCTTTCTTGTTTTATACGATCACTCCATTCTTTTATTCCTTTATTACTGTTTTCTTTTGAAATAATTGCATTAAATACAATATTAGTATATTGTTCTAATGCTTCATTTGCAGCTGTAAATTTTTCTTTTTCTTTTTTTAATGTTTCTTTATGTAAATTACTAACGGCTTTATCTTTATATTTTATATAGCTATCTTGAACATATTTAAGCATTCTTTGTTTTTGTTCTTCTTCTTTCTTTTTATATACTTCTTCTGCAGTTTTGGATTGCTTTTTCATTTCTTCTTCGAAGTATTTTTCATTATCATCTTCGGGGCGAGTTATAGAATCGCTTTTATAATTATAATCAAAACCACTTTCGCTAGCATCACCTTGATAAATATAAACAACATTAAATGATGCAGTAATTTCAACAGGTGCACCACGGCCATTGTTATTAAAACTTGGCTGAGAAAACTCTTTCATTCTACATAAGTATAATTTTGAGTCGACTAGATTTATCATTGTTTCATCAAACTGGTCGATTTTTACACAGACTAATTGCATTTTTGCTGATTTATATGTATCTTTACCATAGAAACCACATAGCAATTCAAATACATTCATAACATCATCTTCTTCAAAAGTAATATCTAATGATGTATCACCAAAGTCAATAATAGGAATAACAAAAGCTGTATTACCAAATGATATTTTATTTTCTGTATTTAATTTAAATGTTGGTAATTTTACTTTTTTAATAGTATATTCATAATACGGATTACTATTTACAAAACCACCGTCAAATGGCCATATATTACATTTGAATCTGTAATTAATATATGGACGCATTGTACGCATTTGATAAACATTTAAAAGACCCATAAATTACCAGCCTCCGAAAGGATCAAAATATGCCGGATTGTCTTCTTTAATTTCATCAGACTTATAGACAACATGACTATTTACGTTATCTTTCGGCTTATTGTTTTTATCTACATCTTTCTTTACATCTTCATTTGTTGCTAACATATCAGATTCATGAGATACTTCAGTTGTTTTATCAGTAGTCGATGTAGAAGTATCGAGATTGAATGTTTCTGCAAGTTCAGCATACTTTCTGAATTCATCCATCTTATCTGGATTGACATTCTGTTCGTCAACGAACTCATGATTATTACGCCAAACACGTAGTATGAATGTATAAGTCATTGGAACTGCTAAGAATGTAGAAGACTCAGCAAATTCTTTTACGTTTACGACTTCATAATATGTATCTGAATATTCGACATATACAATGTCACCAATTTTTGGAACTTCCGGTTCATAGATACTTTGCATATCTGGATATGATAATTGGGAAGCTTCATAAAAATGTTGTATTGTGCATTGACAATTTATGAGTTCCTGATAAACCATACCTTGAAGCTCATAGTTCTTTTGCATTGTAGGAATATTGCTTGTATATAATTGCAATTTAAATCTACGTTCTACATTATGCAACGGGTCTTCGCCATATAATTGGTCTTTATCAGTTTCTATACTTTTCAAATAATATTGAACTTCAAAACCGAAATTTCCATAAGCCTCACTAGTAAGAGAACTTACAAGTGCAGCTTCTGCTTTATAACAGTCATTATCTATACCGTCAAAATATCTAGGTGCATTCCAGTCTTTTCCTGAGACTGAACATCCACCACCAAATAAACGGGAAAATTCAGATGCATATTGAGTCGATGCCATACTATCATTATTTATAAATAATATAAAAGTAAAGGAAATTTAAAATGAAGAAAAAACCAGAAGAAATATTCAAAACCCTTCCAAAAGAAGATTTTAAGTCATTTTTTAATAAAAATGTAGGTCCTACACTCGAAAAAGAAAAATTAGAAGAAGCTATTGCAATAGCAAAAGAACATGGATATTTAGTTCTTAATGAAGTAAGTTTACCAAAATGGATTGCTGGAGTTGCACTTTCATTAGGTTTGATTACAAATGCAATGGCTGGCGAATTTAATGCTAGAACATCTTCTAATTATACTAGTAAATCTGCAAATACTTCTATGTTCTCAAAGGATATGCAGAAGGGATATAATATGAAATCCGATGTTCAGCTTACAGATGAAATGGTTCAGAAGATTGTTGATTCTGTTGCTAAAAAGATTGCTAAGAGAATGACAGATGAAGACAAATATGAAGAAGAAGAATTACTAGCTTTACCAGAATGGCAAGATGCAGTTGAATTCTATAAGAAGCTTGTTGCTGCTGATGAAAGTCTTGGTAATATGTTCTCCAGACGTCTTGATAAAGCATTAACACAGAGTATTCGAATTGCACCGAATATTCAACGATATGTAATTAAAAATGGATAATAAAAAACCGGTTTAAAAACCGGTTTTATTTTTATGCACCTAAAATACCAAGTATATCTTCTCGAGCTTTTCGAGGTGTATCATATTTTACTGCTTGACCACCAGCTTCGATAAACATATCACAATTTTTCTTGTAGTCATCGATTAATAAAGATTCAGAATCAGCATAATATGTTTTTTCTTTACCATTATTAACAATAATTAAATGATGCTTGTCAAGACCTAAGTTTTTACGCATCCAGTTCATACGACCAATTTTACCATCAGTTGATTTTACAGCTGTAAGAGTAAATAAGTCAATATTCTGTTGCTTACAAAGTTTAACAAGCCATTTAAAGAATTCTTTACCTTCGGTAAGCCATTCAATAGTTTCCCAGAAATCAGTTCCACCATTGTGAACTATGTCCCAGTCGACCTTCGTCCCGTTAATACATTGAAATTTTTCGCATTGACCACGAAAATCACACAGAACACCGTCCATGTCTAAAAATATTTTACTTACCATAGATTTTCCTTATTAAACGTCAAATTCGTCAAAGCTATGATGTGAACGCTTTCCAGAATTACGGTTAAATTTATTCTTGTTACGTTGGAACTTATCAGGTTTTACATCTTCAATCGGCTGAAAATCTTCCTGTTCTTCACCAGTAATATTAAATTCATCTAAATACTTATTGAACAAAGTTCTACCGAATTCCTTAGGCCATTTCTTAACAATCCAAGCGTCTTCGATGTCATCAGTATGTTCTTCCATGAATTGGTCGAACTGTTCAACTGAAATATCATAGCCACAGCAGCAATCCCAAACAGCATCACGTACGGTAGCAATCCAATCTTTGTAGTCTGTTCCAGTATATTCGCCGCCAACAGTAATCCTAAGTGGTCTTCCGTCATAACGGTCACCGTCAATGTCATCATCAGAATCACCGATAGTATTCATAGTTTCGACAATATAGCCGCATTTTCTTAAAATATCAATAGATTCTTTTACAATTTGCTTCATTTTAATACCTCAATATTATTTATAATAAAAATCAGAATTAATTAAACCTTTAGGATGTTCTTTGGTTTCAGTAGTAAAGCATTCAATAATATGCTTATCTTGAAATTCCATTTTTTCTATATTATTTCTGATTTTTAGTTCTTTTCTTAAAAATTCGCACAATGCATAAGCATCAATAATATCAGAAGTAGGAGAATTTCCTTGTTTACCGTTTTTTACAACTGGTAAATCAGAAAGGTCTGGTTTTATTTCAGGCCATTCAATTAGAGCATCTCTCATTCCGATTTTATCCGCATTTCCACGACCAGAAAAGAACTTCTTATTTTGGTTTGGGGTATAAAAACGTAATTTACAACCTTCTCTAAATAAACTTAATTTAATATTACCTTCAAATTCAGCTAATGAGAAAATCATACCAGCTGCACCAGACATAGAATAAGCGTAATCTTCAACTGCAACATATTCACAGTCTTTACACCAGCTTACAATGTTATCACATAAAAACTGATATCGCTGATAATCATTTGTAAAATTATCTTTGTTATAAAAGACAATATTTTCTAATATAGAATTTTTCTTCACAGTTGTAAACCCGTGGCGTTCTATATTTTTTATGTTAAATTGTTCGTCAACTTCTTCGATAATTATTCCACTTGACGAAATGGAAAGGTCTAAACCAGCTATTTTCATATTAAAATTCACAAAAAAGACTATATAAATATATATATGACAATTAATGTTGACTTGACAAACAATTTTCCAGAAAGACAATTTACTGCGAAAATTAATACGTATAATGAAAAGCCAAATGTATTATCAGAAAGTAATAATACAGAAGAAAATACAATAGATGACGTAGATGACCTTCTTGCGTCACAAACGTTTATTCCACCATATGAATATTATGCGTCATTAAAAGATACGACTTATGTTTTAGATAATAACCAACAAGGATTTTATTATGTTAATCCAAATAATGTCAGTACACCAGATGATGACTCATATTTCTGGTTAGATGATATTAAAAATTGGTGTAGATTTATTTACAGTTGTGATAATGAAAGTTCAAGTTCTATTACATTATCTATTTGGAATGGAAAAGATAATTGGATAATGATTCCTAATTTTGTAGTTGGTGATCCAAATGCAATTTCTAATATTAACTATATAGATAAATATGGTATAAAGAAAATTCAACAACCTATTATTGATAAAGCTTTAGCAAATAATCTTGTTATATTAGACCGTGGCTGGTGTCAAGCAATAAATACTGACGAAGATGGTAATTGGGTTGGTGGCGCTGGATTAAGAGATTATTTTTATCAACAAGGTTATTTACAAGTAGTTAAATTAATAAGATTACAAAAAACAGTAAAATATACAATTAATAAATCAGATACATTTATTACAAATAGATGGAGTTCTAGCCCATATTATTATAGTAGAACATATAAAAATGTTGCATCTAAAGGTGCAGATGAAGCATTAGGAAGATATACACAAGTAAATTCTAGAGTGTCAATAACAACCGGTATACCTAGTGTATGGCGTTTACCAACAGGTGAAATTGGATTGTGCGGTAGTTTATCAATTCGCTCAGATAATGGTGCACCATATCATTATGAAGTTCATAGTAGTGATGGCCAAGAATTATGGAAATTTAGAAAACAATATGATAAAGCCACTGATGGATATTCATATATGGGTGGAACCTATTTATTAGGTGATAATGCAAAAACAGCAAATGCATGGTTAAATGAAACATGTGCTAATTTCTTTGGTGATGGTAGAGATAAAACAATCGAAAAAGATTGGTTAAGAGAATATAATATTACTGAAAGTAATAATTCTGTTGTAACTAATTATAATAATATGTTGGATTCGACATTATCATTTGAACAGCATAATATAAATAAAGAAAATTCATTAAAATGTTCGTTTACGATTAATCGTCCAGTAGTAACAACAGAAACAATAGAGCGTGTTGATTACGCTAAAAAGTGGTAAAATATGGATTCGTTTGTTTTTAATAACTTCAAATATAGATTGATAAATGGTGATGTGCCAAATAAAGATACTTGGCAGTTTTGGCCGGTTAATACAAAATTCGTTGATGATTTTGAAGATAATTTACGTTATTTTAAAACTTCGGCAGATTTTTCCGCATTTTGCCCACAATATGTTTTTGAAGAATGGCAAAAAAATAAAACTACTTGGGAAAAACAATGGGAAAATTATCAAGCAACTGTATTTCCAACGAAATACAATTATGTTGCTATGCAAGAAACAGATACGCCATCAGAACCAGAATATATAGATGAAAAATCTATTGACTTCTTAATTGAAAGATATCCAAATCAAGAACATTTAAAAAAATTATTTTTTGAAGAAGGTAATTTATTTTATAGAGAAATAGGTGAAGAAGTTGATATTAATGGTAATAGAAAAAGAGGTATAGGCAGAGGTTTTTATTTTGTTAGAACGAGTGAAGAATTAAAGTGGTGTGCAAATAAAGTAAATAGTAATATTTATGATAATAAAATCAATATTGTATTAGGCGATAATATTGGTTCTGATATTTCTTCAAATGAAAATGATAATATAATTTTATATAATTTATTAGATAATAACAGAATGAAGACAATCGATTATTCGATTGGTTCTAATCCAGCACAACCATACGAAGGTATATTCTTTGGTAATGGTTATAAGTTTGAAAATATAAAATTAGTATGTTCAAAAGAAACAAATGGTATATTTGGATATTTAGGAACTTCTGGTTGGATTGATTCTGTTGATGTTGCTGGTTATATTATAATTCAATCTAATAAAGAAATAGATTTAGACCATCTTGTAAGAGAAGGCACTGATGTTGTTGCTGGATTCTTATGTGGTAAAAATAATGGTAAAATAAGAAACATTAGAATGGATGGTAAGATTATTTTTAATAATTTCTTACCAAAAATGTATTCAACTAAATCAAAAGGTCAAGCAATTGATTCAGACAATTTAGTTGCTTATGATTCTTATATGTATTATCCAGATTATTATTGTTATAATAATCCTGGTAATATTATTCCATATTTAGGTTATTTTAATGAAGGCGTATTTGCTACATATTCAGGATATAATAAAACTAATGGTTTAGGATTAATAAATCAATATTGGAGTACTGAATTACTTGTAACTGATACTTTTGATGAACGAAAAATTATTGAACCTAATAGACAATCTCCAATAGAATGGTATTATTGGGAAGGATTAGCAGCTCCTAATGGCGGCTATTTTATGCATTATACTGCGCCAGTTAATAGAAAAAATATTTTATTCTATGATGGAAATATTGTTGCTCAAACAAATATGGGATTTAATAATAATAATTCATCATATAAATCACCTACAGTAAGTACATTAGGATTAGTTCTTTGGGACACATCAAATGATACAGGAAATGGTGGTAGCTCTATAGAATGGGCACATTATTTTGATACATCTATAAAATTATCACAGCAAAATAGAGTTGCATATTATGTATCTCCATTAATAGGTGTTAATAATAATGAAGTTCATAATGTAAATGTTAATGCACAAATATATCTTTCTGGAACATTTGTAGGTTTTATGGGAGGTATTGTTGGAAAACAGTGTCAAGGTAGAATAGATTCAGTATATTCAAATATAATAGTTGATGATTTATTAACAACTGGTGTATTAAAAGATACTGGAAAATATACATATTATTTGCGTAATTATATAGATAATGATAATTATTGGTTCCCACAAAAGAGCATAAAAAATATTGGTGGTATAATTGGTTCTTTAGTTGTAGGTAATTTTCAATCTACACAATTAGATAGTGTATCTTCAAATTTCGTAAATAAAAATGCTGTAGTTTTTAATAAGCAAACTGGTGACATAGAATATGATGATTATTATTTCATGAACCGTTATGGCGGTATTGCTGCTATGGTTGAATATAATTCTACAAATATTTCAAACTTGTGGGATATAAACGGCGATGGAACTGCAATAAATGATATTAATAATCCTCTTGTTAGAAGTATATTGATTAGCAATAGTATTTTCCAATATAATGAATCTACAGATTTAGTTTCTGAAGTAACTAAACTTACAACTAGCCAGTGTTCTGTATTACCAGCAGGTGCATCAAATATGTTAGGTGTATCTTCTCCATTATTCCCAGAAATAAAACCGACATATTTAACTATTCCTTCTTTATTACAAACACCGTTCCCAAATAAAGGTTCGTTACCAGTAAATAAAGCTGATCCTGCTACAGCTGTAGTATCAATGGGCTTTGTTCCTGGAATTGGTACTTATGGTTATACTTATAATTATTATGATGTATATAAAGAATTTAATAGAGTTGGTTTATTTACAATAGATCAGCAATTAGCTGCACCAATTACAGATCCAAATTTCTGGTCAATAAATACAGAATGTGATTTACCGGGCGTTACTAATGCACCTGTATATTGGGCAGAACAATATAAAATGCCAGCATATGGTGATATGAAAGGCGATGGTATAGCTGGTGGTGTTGTAGATAGATTAAATATAACAGCAGGTGAAAATTTTGATTTAGATATAACAAAAATAGCTGGTAAATTAGTTATTTGGAATAATAATATAATTATTAATGATACACCAGATAGAATAATAGACAATCCATTTACTGCTACAACAGTTCCAGCTGCTGCAGGTATAACATTAGCCGAATGTAATGTTTATGATGCAAATAAAAATTTAATATTTACTGCAACCTGTCCTGATTATGTAGCACATCTTAATGCAGGTGACCAAGCATATCAAAATACAACAGCTATTGCAAAAACTGGACATTATGATGGAAATAAGTATTTAACTACATATCCGTATTTTGGTTCTGATTTGTATATTATACCTAATACAGTAACAGTAGAACAATCAGAGGAAGAAAATATATCTGACTTAATAGACCCAGATTCATATAATTATATAGTACTTACTGCAGCTGAACCATCATATGATGCAGGTTATAGTATGACTACTTGGGGTGGAAATTTATTATATGATTCAAAACATGTAAGTTTGGGTGTTAGTGCGGTATCAGCAACAATTAAAGGTGAAGCATTTAAATATTATCCATTTACAAAAGTACCTATTCCAGAAAATAAGAAAATTTCTGATTTATATACAATACAAGTTGGTGTTGGTAGAGGTTATCGACAAGGTATTCATAATACAGTAACTGTAAATGATGGTGAATCTTCAGAGACCATTCTAATTAAATTTAAAGATAAATTTAATAGAGATAATATTGGTGGTGCTGAATCTGGTTTTGTATTTTATGTAGATTATACAGATGAACCAAATGATGATTCATATCTTTGGTATGTACTTCCATTTGATCCTAAGCCTTTTGATTATAGAACTGATTCTTATACTTTACATCCGCCTTATGGTAAATTTCATAGTATATATGCAGCTGCTTATGATGCCGCAAAGAAAGAAAAAAATGCACATCAAATTGACAATATGCAGACAGGAGGTTCATTAGATTTTAAAATAGAACATATAGAATATAATACATATTATTTCCGTGGTTTTAAAGAAGATTATGTTCCAAATAAAACTAATGAAATTGATTGGGGAGAACCAAATATTGTTCCAGATGTTACAGTTAAGACATTAACTGGTTATAAATGGGGAATATATGATGGTGTAAAGAAATTTGAAATGATTGACCATCCTGAACAAGGAACGACAAATACTGCAGAAGCTGCTACTGGTTATGTTTCATCAAGAGAATATGTTACTGATGAAGATTGGATATCAGCAGACGATACATATAAATATCCTTGCTATGCAGAATTATCTGATGATTATGGTGACGCTGTAGCTAATATGTCAGCAGTACCGTTAAATCATTTACCAGAAGAAGAATGGAACTGGCAAAATGAATTAGTTGATTATAATTACGTTGGTACAAGTGACGCGGAAGAAGAGGAAGGTGGAGTCCATTATAGATATGACTATTTCGGTGCAGCTTCATTATTTAAGAATAAATATCAATCAGTGGTTCAATCATTAATATATACACCTTATAGTACATATGCTCTTCCTAAGCCTTGGTATACATTTAATAAAAAAGGTAGATTTATCAATAATTTATTAAATAGTGCACCAATGCCATATAATGGTATTGAATTGAAAAATCCAGATGCTGTTAATTGGGTTGAAATATTTAATAAAAAGTTTACTAAATCAGCAGTAAATCCAGACTTTGGTAATATTTTAGATAAAAATATAGCAGATTCTAAAGAACCGACATACGAAACCGATTTTTATAAGTTTAGTTATAAAAAAGAACAAATGTATAATAATTTAGGTAAAACTGGTATTAGTGTTTTTGTTGAATATAATACAAATAACAATAAAGCAGGTTTCTGGTTCTATAATAAGGATAACACTGGAATAGCCAATCCAACAGATGGTAATATATTATATTATCCAAATGTGTTTAATATTGGTAAAACCTTAAATCAGGAAACAATTCGTGGATATCTATTAGAAAAAGATTCATTAGAGTTAAGTGGATTTTCTGCTGATGATTTCCAGGGATTATATGTAACGGATAGTAAATTAAATCCAGTTATGTATATAGATGTTGGCCTTGGTGAATGTGCTGAAGGTACAACTTGGTCATTAAGTAGTCAGCCAAGTACTACAATAAATTATAATGAATTAAGTAATATTGCAAAAAATAATGGTATGATTAATTCTAATTATGGCACTGGTGTTTCAGGTTTAATGTTGGAGATTGATTAATATGGCAAACAAAAATAAAATATTCAATAGTTTTGTATATAATGTTTTGTTACATGGATATTCAAAAGATGAAATCTATCAGCCAACAAATTTTGATTTGTGGTTTTGCTATAAAAATCAAAATTTTGAGAATAATAAGGATTTAAGATTACGTAATATCACTAATATATTCTGTGATTCTAATAATAATAAAGGCGATAATTTTAATATGAATAAAATTAGTGCCGTTTATTTATCAAATCTTGGTCAGTTTAGTATTGAAAATGTATCAAAAGAAGATGATTTACCAGCTACAGCATCATATCAAGAAATGTTAGATATTCCAGCTTCAGCATATTTATTTTCTAAATATGATGCTCCTGTTAAAACACCATTAAAAAGAGATACTTGTTATACAAATTTTGATTATTATGTAGATGATACGTTCAATTCAAAAGAATCAAATAATGTATTAAATAGGATAAATGGTTTTGATATAACAAAATTAACTGATAAGAAACTAGTCGATGAATGGAAAGACTATTGTAAAGACTATTTCGAATCAGATTATAATTTTTGTTCAGGATTTTCTGCTTCAGATTATAATGTTTTTGATGTAAAACAAGATTTCGTTATAGAAGATAAAATTAATATGAGAACAACCGATAAAGACTTT